CGGGTGGGGTTGGCCGGGCACGTCCTTCGGCGGGCCCGAGCGGGGTGCGCCACTGGCTGTAGGTCGGGCGAAGCTTGTTGAGGTCCATGGTTTGTTTTTGGGTGATTGGACCTAGCCGGACGAATATCTTACCCCGCACATCACTTGTTTTTTTTCACCATCTCTAGTAGAGTCATGAGTAACAACGGCTGTGGCCAGTTGGGTGCCATACAGACACGTGGCACGTGTTGGTTTTACTCGATCCTGAACGGGTTTATCCTGTCCGAGGATGGTCAGAAAATCCTTTACAACAGACTGACGAATTTCTACAAGAAACTCACGCCGACCGAGAAGGCATATTTTGACGACGCATTAAACGCCCCGTGTCCCATGAAGAATCTCACAAAGACGAACGAGATTTACTTTTGGAAATTCATCGACCAGTACCTGTGCTTTATGAGCGGTCCCCGTACCGCGTCACTCATGGCGGGTAGGTCCGCCAAAATCCTCGGGGGGGTGAGCCTCACGGGTACATTGGCCCGTGAGAAGGGTGGTGCGATGGGAGCCAAGCCCCAGGAAGAAATCATCAAGATACTCACGCATCTGGGATTCAAAGAAGGCGCGGAAGGACCCGGGAAAGACTTTATGGTTGTGGATTTCGACAAGGCTCAAAAAGCCGGAAAGTTTGTATTCGATCATCGCAAAAAGCCCAAGTTCATCATCGTGAAGCGTTCGGGCGCCAACTATATGGAAATCGCGCCACCCGAGTTCTTGATAAAAGACGCCGATTACTCGCTCATGTGCTCTTCCATCGTCATCGGAAATAGCAAAGCCAAAAGCTCCGAGATGCACAAATACCACGCCGTGACCGGGTTCGTGTGTGGGGGCAATGGATACATTTACGACTCGAACCAACGCCGGGTTTTCAAGTGCGACTACTGGAAATGGCCAAGCCTCAAGACTACGCTCGATAAAAACGTTGGTGCATTTTACAACTTTTTCAAGGGTGGTAAGATAAATTACTATAGTCTTGCTTTCCATATTTTGGCCCGCAAAGACTATGTGAAGGACATAGCCCCAGCGTGCCTTATGAAGTACAAGACCAAGACGCCCAACACCCGGCTCAACTTCACTTCACCAAACCTGGGCGCTCGCCTCAACGATCCTAAACTATTCACGCACTTGCAACCGGCCCAACGCATAGCCCTCAAGCGCAAGTGGGCCCGGACCGAGCACAGGGCGCCCGTTTACATCAACCAGGGTGTGTATAATTCAATTGTAAAATCAGCCAAAAACTTCGCATCCGGAAACAGGACTCTACGGAATCTTACTTTTGCAGGATACAAAATCAAAGACCCAAAGAATTACAATGAATTTTTACAGAAATTGAGAAACAAGTTCCCACTGGCGAAGAGCTACACGTTCGCCGAGGCCAGGGCGCACCTGAACCAGTTCACGAAGAGCACTGCGGCCGTGCGAAAGCACCAGTACTCTCTCGTGTGGAAGGGCATCCCTATGGCTCAACGCAAGGTCTTGATGCACTGGCGCAATAAGGGCGAGTGGCTCGCGAGCAACGCGTTCGAGGAGAAAGCCAAACCGCCGATCAAGCGCAAGGCGCCCAAGCCCAAGACCCCCAGCCCTAGCCCGAACACCAAGAAGCTCGCTCCGTTCTTCGAGTCGGTCAAGAAGCCCAAGAGCCCATCCCGCTCCCCGTCTCAGAACAAGATCAACGCCGCCATAAACAAGGCTGCGACACGTCAGAAGGCTCTTGAATACGTGAGCGCCAACAAGACCATAAATGTTGTGAAACACAGAAATTATTATAGTGAAAAATTGCGTGAAAAGTTCGGGAAGCCTTCCACGCGGAACTCAAACGCCCTGTCCGCCGCCAAGCGCAACGTGAATGCGCTCAAGACAGCCAAGGCCCGCAAGCTGTACAAACGTGGGCGCGCGGCCAATATGAGCCAGAACAACTGGACGGAGCTCGGCCGGTACATACAGCAAAAGAACCTGGAGGCGCAGCGACTCCGCGCGGCCAAGAAGAGCGTCCGGGCTTAAAAATTACTGACCAATATTAACTAATGCAGATCTTCGTGAAGACCTTGACCGGCAAGACAATCACGCTCGAGGTTGAATCTAGTGACTCAATCGCCAGTGTGAAAGCCAAGATCCAAGACAAGGAAGGCATCCCGCCGGACCAGCAGCGGCTCATCTTCGCGGGAAAGCAGCTCGAGGACGAGCGGACCATGGCCGACTACAATATTCAGAAGGAATCGACTTTGCACCTCGTGCTCCGGCTCCGTGGCGGAAATTAATTCTCGGTCAAAATTAGAATGGCCATCAAGCCTGCAAAGTTCGGCCCTTATTACTGGGGCGTGCTTCACCTCGCGTGCCTGGGCGGGATAGACCCCGCGGCTCTCCAGGCGCTCGTGTCCCTGTTCCCGGCTATCCTTCCGTGCCCTGCATGCGGTATGCATTTCGCCGAGGTTCTCAATGAGAACCCCTTGCCCGAGACGTCAGACCCCGACGCGCTCTTTAAGTGGTCGGTAGACGTTCACAACACCGTCAATAGACAGCTTGAAAAGCCCGTCTTCACTTATGAGGAGGCTTCCCAGTTGTGGCTGTCGATGCCCGATGCGCCCAAGCCCAAGAGCAACTGGGACCCCAAGACCATTCTCGTAATCATCCTGGCGATCGCATTGATTCTGTCAATTCTTTACAGAAATTAAGATATTTAGTTTTAATAAGATGGCCGGCGGTCTCTTTCCCGGACAGCCATTCGCACTGAATATCAAGTGTATAGTGTTTACGGCGCTTCTTGCGGGTGGGTATTGGTATCTCCCCCACAAGAACCCCTGGGTCCTCGTGTTTCTGCTTTGGTTCCCGTACATCGCCATGGCCTGGTACGACTACTCGTACCAGTGCCAGCTCGGCAAGCTCAAGCCGACGCTCGTGCCGTTCGGCCGGTACATCTGGCTGCCGTTCAAGCCCAAGGGGTATAAGGATGAATTCAACAAGATGCCTCCAGAGCAGATTCAGGCGATGAACCGCCTCGACCACGTCGTCGGGTGGACCATCATAGCCGCCGCGGCCTCGTATTTTATTCTTCGTAAGAAGTAATGGGTGGCAACGAGTGGGCCGATAAGTTCTACTCGGTCATCAAGTACGGCAAGGGTGCCCTTCTGGTCTTGCTCCTTGCGGGCGCCGTCGCGAACGGCCACAAGGAGTACATCGAGAAGAACCCGCGCAAGTTCGTCTGGGACTCTGTGGCGGTCGGCGGTCTGTCAGCTCTTGCGATCGTCATCATCGCCATGATGCGCGGCCGTAGCGACCTGTGGGTCCAGCTCGCTATGATTTCTTTCCTCCTGTTTTTCTTCTATAACGTCGTCCGTGAACTTTCAGGATTCAATTCAGTCGCGGACCCCGAGAAGCTCACCCAGAACGAGGCCAAACAGGTCAAGGTCCTCAAGTGGCCGACTCTCGTTATCGTCTTGGGTGGCGCGGCCCTGTTGACGTTCCTGGCGTGGAAGGCTAAGGTGCCTCACCCGGCCGGACGTGGCTCTCTGTTTGCCGAGGCGGCGCTCCTCGGTCTGGCGACGGCCATCGGTGAGGTGATCGTCGCGAAGAATCACCACGAGTCGTTCGACGCCCAGGTCTTCGTGGGCGTTTCAAATTTTATGCTGTTCGCATTCGGCCACATGCTACTCCAATGGGGTGGGTTCTATTCTCACGTTTTTAGCCCCGCTCCCCCCTGTATTTACTAAAACCTTGGGCGTGATTCTCATCTGTAAATCAGTTCCAAAATTACCCTGATGGACTAGAGGCGGGTCGATGGCGTAAACGCTGAGCTTCTCATCTGAGGCTAATTTACTCATGAAAATATCAATCTGTAAACTGATGGGCATGTCCCTGTAAAGCATCATCTTCGCCACACCCCGTCTGCTGATAAGGTAACCATGGAGTCCCCAGAAGTCCCTAACGTGCAGCAGACCAGGTCCGGGTCCCTTTTCGTAATCCATGAGACTGACGTATCCGAGTAGGATCACGTCCCAATTATCCGGAAAATCGAGAGTCTCGGCCGTCTTTTCGTACAAGGCCGGGTCCATCTCAGCGTCATCCTCGAACACGAGACCGTACGGCTTGCCACTCGCGTAAATTTCATCCCAGACTTTGTAGTGGCTCTTGTAGCACCCTATCATGCCACGGGTCATCTGGGGGTGGGCCGTCCGAAGTCCGGTCTTTTCGATTCTCTTAATTCCATCTTCAATTTCAGGAGCGACCACACCCATGAGTTCTATAGTTGATCCGTCGACCGCCTCGACTCGCTTGAAAGGCTTGTGGCCCCCCAGGTCCGACGTTTCGTATTGTTCCGTAAAATTGTCGAGACGCTCTTTTCTCTTGTCCAAATTGATTAGGTACGTGTCGAACTCATCGGCACTAAAAAAAGAGTGTTGTGTCCGCAGTAGAAAGAGTGCCGTTGTCAGAACGACCAAACCTAAAACGACTTCCTGATTCATTCTACTACAGACCGGGAAATAAAGGCCAGCGGCCCTTTCTTTGTATGACTGAATATGCTCGGCTATCTCATGTCGAACATATCCTCAAGCGTCCAGATACATACGTCGGATCCCTCGCCGCCGAGCCTGGAAACTATTGGGTTCGGGACGGGGACCACTTCAAGCTTTCTGAGCTTTCTGTTAGCCCTGCACTGGTGAAGATATTCGACGAGGTCCTGGTGAACGCCATCGATCAGCACTCTCTCCACCCCAAGAAGGTGAACAAGATTGAAGTCGTGACGGGTAAGGACTTTGTTTTCGTGCGCAATTACGGCGTTTCCATCCCGATCAAGAAGCACGAGACTGAAAAGGGCACGGACGGCAAGCCGCTCTGGATCCCTGAGCTCATCTTTGGGCACCTTTTGACCAGCTCCAACTACAACGATGATGAGCAACGTGTGACGGGTGGTCGCAACGGCTACGGCGCCAAGCTGGCCAATGTGTTCAGTTCGAAATTTAACATCAAAATTTGCGATGGTAAGAAGATCTACATGCAAACTTGGACCGACAACATGAGCAAGGTCGAGCCGCCAGACATCGTCACCTCGCCCGAAAAGATCTCTCCGTACGTCTCCATCACATTCTATCCAGACTGGAAGCGCTTCGGTGGTGCGGGTGACTTCGAGAAGCTCGCCGAGAAACGTGCATGGGACACGGCCATGTGGTGCTCAAAGGCTCAGGTCTATTTCAATAAAAAATTGCTCGAGGTGCCGAGCCTCGAGGAGTACGCCCAAATGCACATCGGCACTTCTCCACTCGCCAAGATGCACGCCGACAACTTCGACATCATCGTGGCTCACTCGACAAGTGGAGCGTTTCAGCAGTGCTCGTGGGTCAACGGCATCTGTACGACCAAGGGTGGTAGCCACGTCGACAAGATCGTCAAGGTGCTCTGCGAGTCGATCGCGGCCGACAAGCGTTTCACGACGCTCAAGCCGGCTCAGATCAAGGCGGCCCTCTTCGTGTTCGTACGAGCCGTGGTCGTCAATCCGACATTCTCGAGCCAGACCAAGGCCGAGTGCACTTCAAAGATTACGGAGACCATTGACCCCAAACCAAAATTCATCAAGGACGTCCTGGCATCCGGAGTCCTCGACGATCTGGTATCCAAGGGCCTCTCCCTGGTCGAGAAGGAGCTCAAGAAGACTGATGGGTCCAAAAAGTCGCGCATTACGGGCATTCCGAAGCTGGACGACGCCAACTGGGCCGGTACTCATCGCTCGCACGAGTGCACGCTTATTATCACTGAGGGTGACTCGGCGAAAGCACTTGCCATTGCCGGTCTGAGCGTTGTAGGCCGCAATGCGTTCGGCGTGTTTCCACTCCGGGGCAAGCCGCGCAATGTGCGGGACGCGTCTGTAAAGCAGGTGACCGATAATGAGGAATTTTCCAGCCTCAAGAAGATCCTCGGGCTCCAGCATGGCAAAGTCTACAATTCACTGAGAGAATTGCGCTACGGCCGTCTCATGATCATGACGGACGCCGATCTGGACGGTAGCCACATCAAGGGCCTGGTCCTCAACATGTTCCACGTGTACTGGCCCCAGCTCATCGGGTTGGGATTCGTCGTCAGCATGGTCACACCGGTCATCAAGGCTGGCAAGGTGTGGTTCTTCACGGAGGAGGAATTTAGGACTGCGCAGCAGTCCGCCGCCGCAGGCGCGGCAGTTTCCTCCGGAAACGTCAAGTACTACAAGGGTCTCGGTACTTCGACATCGGCTGAGGCCCGCGAGTACTTCAAGCAGATCGAGCGGCTGACGGTCGCCTTCAATTCAGATCCGAAAATGAACGAGTCGATGACTCTGGCGTTCGCCAAGTCGCAGGCGGACGATCGCAAGGAGTGGCTCACGGCACACATGGCCTCGCCGCCCAAGGGCATCCCGTACGGCCACGTCAAGGCTCTGCCGGTGACGGAATTCATCCACCGAGACCTGGCGAACTTCAGCGCCGAGGACATCAAGCGGTCGATTCCGCACGTCGCGGACGGTCTGAAGCCTTCGCAGCGCAAGGTGATCTACGCGTGCCTCAAGAAGAATCTGACGAGCGACATGAAGGTCGCGCAGCTCTCTGGCTACGTCGCGGAGCAGACGGCCTACCACCACGGTGAGGCGAGCCTTCAGGGCACCATCGTGAATTTGGCCCAAAGTTTCGTCGGTGCGAACAACCTGAACCTTCTGGAGCCTTCGGGGCAGTTTGGAACGCGCCTGGCTGGCGGCAAGGATGCGGCGAGCGCCCGTTACATCTTCACGCGGCTGGCGCCACAGACGCGCAAGATCTTCGACCCGGCGGACAACGCCGTCCTCAAGCACGTGTTGGATGACGGACAGCAAGTCGAGCCGGAGTTTTACGCGCCGGTCGTGCCGATGATCCTGGTGAACGGCGCCGAGGGCATCGGTACCGGCTTCAGTTGTTACGTTCCGCCGTACGACATCGAGATCGTCAAGCACAATATCATGTGCGCTCTGGGTCAGGTGGCGATGGTCCCGATGGTCCCGCACTTCAAGGGCTTCAAGGGTAAGGTGACGAAGACGAAGGAACACACGTGGGTCCTCGAGGGTCTGGTTGTGAAGGAGGGGACGCAACTCCACGTGACCGAACTCCCACCGGGCAGGTGGATCCAGGACTTCAAGGAGCACCTGGACGACTTGGTCGAAAAGGGCACGATCCAGAAGTTCGAAAATCACTCGACCGAAACGACACCCGACTTCCGCATCTGGGGCTTTGGAGGCGATGACCCGGTCAAAGAGCTGGGTATGACGAAGACGGTCCACACCTCGAACATGTACCTCATCGGACCAAATGGCGCCGTCAAGAAGTACGCGAGTCCCGAGGAGATCCTGGTCGACTACATAGAAGTCCGCCTAGGCGTCTACAAGAAGCGCAAGGCTTGGCTCCTCAAAGAATTTGAGACTGAAATTCACTGGCTGTCCGAGAAGGCCAGGTTCATCAGGGACGTCGCCATTACCCCCAGGATGCAGGTATTCAACGTGCCTTTGGCCCAGATCCACACACAACTCAAGCGCGAGAAGTACACGGAGGACTTGTGGTCCAGGCTGCTCGATATCAAGACGTACCAGTACACGAAGGAGGAGGTGGACAAGCTGATGGCCCTCATCGCAAAGCGCACCGGTGACCGCGACGCACTGAAGGCCCTGAGCGTGGTTCAGCTGTGGAAGAATAATCTGGGTGATTTGTAGTGAGCTATGGCCGATATACTAAGGCTTGAGCGACGGGCCCAAGCGCCCATAATCGATTTTACTAACCTTGAACTCGGGCGGGTCAAGTCGCTCGAAGATCAGGTTCTTAGTTTTGGTCTCAAAATTGGAGATTTTTTCAGAAATCCTAAAAAGGCCGTCAAGGCTGCGACCGTGGCTGCGACCGCGGCCATCCCTACGCCGCCACCTCCACCCGCGCCTACGAATATGCTTCAGGTCCTGCCCTTGACCCCCGTAGGCATCAGTGGATTCTATAAAGTGACGGGTCCGACCGAGGCCACATTTTACTCGGTGACGGATTGGCCCGTGGCGCCGATAGGCGCCGGGTGGGGTGTAGATTCTCTGAATGGCCTCCGCGGCCAGATTTTCGTGACGTCTGTCAAAAATGAAAAGGGCAAGGCTGAGGAAGAGTACTCGTGGTCTTTCACCTTCCAGTGCGACATGGACCAGTCTGTCGCGGATGACGTAACCTTCGTGACGACCGCCTCCCTTTATCCACCGGGCCGCATGGCTATTAAGCGTTCAGGGGGCGCTTATGGATACTACGAGGTTCTTAAGCAGGTTCCCACGTTTTACTTTTCGTCGCCGCCGCCGGTCGGGACGAAGGCCGGCTGGATCATCGAGGGCCTCCCGACGCTCTCTGGGCCACAGAAGGTTCTGGAATTCAATCAGAATATTCCTCAAAACGTGTTGAATAAAGAGGGCAGCCAGTTCAACACCATCTACGTGACGACCGCGGTGCTCCAGGCGGTCGACGGCTCCATTCCAGAGAATGCCGCGGCGATTAATGTCAAGGGCTTCCCGGCCATCATTCACGAACCGGATGCCAAGATAGAATACACACCGGGCCGCTTTTTGGCGCGTCCCAAGAACCAAACGTCGATCCAGGCCCCTGCTAATATTCAGATTGGCAATCCCACGCCGCTCCGGGATCTGAACGACGTCGGACTCTTTCCAGAGCCACCGCTCCAGTTTCCTGAGGTCAAGAATCGCGGTTTCAGTCAGGGATCGGTCTTGGCGCTTTCGGCCATAGGCCCGCAGGACGAATACCTTCTGACGGACGACGCGACTAAATCGCAGTGGAATCCGGCATTTAAGCAGCACTCCAACTTCGTCATGTTTCAGCGCGTCATTCCACTCGGCCCGCCTCACCCTTACTATCAGAATCAAGTAGTCCAGGTCGAGCTCAAGCCGACCGAGATGGGTCATCTCCTTTCGAACATGTACCTCAAGGTGACTCTCCCGGCTCTTCCGACCGGCAACATTTACTCACCGGAGGGTGGCCGGGCCTTTCTCAAGCAGGTCGATCTACTCGTCAATGAAGCGACGATCGAGACGCTCTATGACGACTGGTACATAATTCGGGATCAGATTTTGCTCGACGCCGACGAGCAAAAGGCTATGCAGGTCGCACTCGCATCGAACGCGGCTGTCGGTGGAGACGTCGTG